TGGGATTACAAAGTCACCAAGTTCAAAATAGTAGTAATTTGCAAACTTGTTGTGACCTGATTTCTTGAGTTTGGCCTTGTGAAATTGCTCACGGGCCTCGTTCAGTTTTTGATATACATTCATAGTGACTCCTGTTAAGTGAGATTTAATTGTGTCAGACTTTGTTGAGAATTCTATAGGTGTTTTCCCTAGCTTGCTCTCCTTGCGCTTGTGTGATCCACATTGTCAGCATAGTGAGTTCATGCTGGATTGAAGTGATGTCACCCGTGAACCCTGCGTAGTTTTTTGACAGGCATTTGTTGCTCAGTGCCTTGGTTTTGTTTTCGATTGTCATCAACATCGTTGCGTAATCGTTGAAGTCGCTCATGTTTAGCCTTTTCAAATGTTTGAGATATGTCTGTGCAAGCTGCACTTTGATAGACAAATTTAGGGTCTGTGATTGCCAGTGTTGGCAGGGTCTTCTTTGCTGGTGTTTTGTCTCTCAGCAAGATGGGCAAGCTGGGTTGCAAGGTCACAATCTCGAAATAGGATAGGACTCGTTTGATCGCAATCGTCAAATGTTTCATCTGAATTGTCTCCAATGATGTCTTGCAGTCTGGATTTCATTTTCATGTTGTCCTCACTCGTCAAACATTTCTTTGAAAGGGGCATCCATTTTAGCCGCTGTGATCTTGCGTTCATCAAGGGCTTTTTGGACTCGTTCAATTCGCAGGTTGCGATAATGCTGGAGTTCTTCAATGTCATCAACCCAAGGGGTCTTGACAACATCAAACACTCGCAGTTCAGCCCTGCGACACACTTTTAGCTCGACTCGGTGCATGACGATTGCTGCAACATCTTCAGCATTGTTGGCTTTGATGGCCTCCACCAGAGCAACACTATCATCAATAGCGTCAGAAATGTCCTCTGGGTCTAACTCTTGGACAATCGCATAACACTCGTAATTGAATCTTTCTTCATCGGTTGGCATTCGGAACTCCTGTTGACCACTGCAAAAGCGCAGTGATAGGACTGTCGCACAAAAAAAAGATGCGTGGAATAGGTGTTTTCCCTAGTACATAAAATTAGAAAACCCATCATACTGAGGTTTTTGGAGACAATCAAATGCGTTTAAACCAGACCCATCGAACCATTCTCAAGCGCCTATCAGGTGGCCCCAGGTCAATGCTTGACATGACCCACAGTGCAACAGACAACAATGCTGTGTCATACCACTATGCCAAGTACCTGCCTGACTTAGAGCAATTTGGCTATGTTATCAACCATCAGGAGAAGTGGCATTTAACTGAGTACGGGCGCATGGAGATGAATCGGGCCATCAGTGGTGCAGCCATGAGGATTGAGAATGGGTCTGTCAAAGAAATCTATGATGGCAAGGAACTGCGGAGGAATGTCCAGCGCCGTGGGTGTTATGACTTCTTGAAGTACCCAAGTCGCTTTAGCGACAATCGAATTTACAGAGTTTGATATAATGTTTGGAAACCCGGCTAGATGGGGAGTAGCTACTCCATCGAAAAGCGAGCCTCCCCGCCTGCCGATCGTTTCCTTTCAGTGGAGGACAGCGAAGGAAAAACCATGCCTACTAGGTATCTAAAGCCTGGGATTCGTGACAGCGAATCTATCGACAAATTATCCCCACTTGCAGAGACATTGTTTTACAGACTGTTAGTAACAGTCGATGACTTTGGGCGTTTTGACGCAAGACCCGCCATGATTAAGGCGAACTGCTATCCAGTAAAAGAATCAATCACGATAAACAAGTGCAAGGACTTGCTTGTTGAACTAAAAGACTCTGGACTGATACTTATTTATCAAACTGAAGCCAAAACTACATTGCAAATGTGCAAGTGGGACAACATCCCAAGGGCAAAAGAAAGCAAGTACCCAGACATGGATGGCAGTTGCATACAGTTGCATACAAGTGCAAAGCATTTGCATACAGATGTACCTTTAACCGTAACCGAAACTAAAACAGAAACAAAGACTAAAACCGTTGATACACCTGACGGCGTTTCACAATCTGTTTGGCAGGAATTCGTCAATCATCGAAAGTCAAAGAAAGCCCAGGTCACTCAGTTGGTGATTGATGGAATCCAAAAGGAAGCTGACAAGGCTGGATTTAGCCTTGAGGATGCCTTGAAGGAAGTAGTTGTAAGGAATTGGCAAGGTTTCAAAGCTGAGTGGGTTTTACCAAAGCCCACCTTTGGCGACATGGCTAGGGTATCTGTTGCACCCGTTCAAGGCCGTGATCCTGCTTTACTCAAGCTGGATGAAGACAGAAAGCACACAGGCCCACCACCGCCAGAAATCATGGCACAAATCAGAAATGCGTTGAAAGGAAAAGTAACATGACCGAAGAACAATTTGAAGATGCAATGAACACATATGAGTTGGAAGACCGATATGCAGAGTTCATTGAGGCACACCACCCTGTTGGCAATAATCATGTTTTGATTAGGCTGATGGAAAGCGGTGATTTCTACGATGACTTCAAAGATTCGATGGTGACATGAAGGTTTTGCCCATAAAACCTTTTGAGGCTGAACCTTGGATTTTGAAAAAACACTATGCCAAGCGGATGCCTCAAATAATCCATGCTTTTGGTTTGTATGACACAAGGCTAGTTGGCATCGTGACTTATGGGTTGCCAGCTAGTCCTTTCCTGTGCATGGGTGTGTGTGGGCCAGAAAACAAAGACATTGTTTTGGAGTTAAACCGCCTGTGCATTGAAGATGGATTGAAAAATGCCGCATCAATGCTGGTTGGTCAAAGTCTGCAAATGTTGCCAAAGCCAAGCATTGTGGTTTCCTATGCTGACACTGAGATGAACCATGTTGGGTATGTCTATCAGGCAACAAACTTCATTTTCACTGGAACAACAAAAGAACGAACAGACATGGCTGGACTTGATGGTAAGCATTCAAGGCATAATTTTGGAGATTCTGAAAATAGAATAAATCGCAGTGCTAAGCACAGATATATTTATTTTGTTGGAAGCAGAAAACAAAAACAAACTTTAAAAGACCAGCTGCGTTATGAAATCCAACCTTACCCAAAAGGCGAATCAGAAAAATATAACGCTGGAAGTTCTGTAAAGACTCAGGAGTTATTATTTATATGAACAAAGATGAAGCCCACCATTTGCTTAACAAACGAAAACAAGGTTTTGCCGTTCCACTCTACATTGTCAACAGAGCCTTACTTGTATCAGGAGACCTTGGAATGGCTTGTACACCTTGCAAAACAACCGGGCTGGAAGGGTCAGGCATGGCACAGGGCGAAGGAACTGGAGTCATGCCCGACTCACTTATGGCGTGGAATAACAACAGATTTGACGAACCACATGAAAGCCCAATATGAATCCATTTCTGATAAATGAGCCAACTTGCATCAGTTTTTCAGGTGGGCGAACATCGGCTTATATGCTTTGGAAGGTTTTGGAGGCTCACCAGATGAGCTTGCCAGAGGAAGCAATTGTCTGTTTTTGCAACACGGGAAAAGAGCATGAATCCACTTTGGACTTTGTGAGAGACATAGAAAAAGAATGGAATGTGCCGATTGTTTGGCTTGAGTTCACAAGAAATCCACAGAAATTCAAGGTTGTGAATCACGAAACAGCCAGCAGGAATGGGGAGCCATTTGCAGAGTTGATCGAGCAGCGCAGTTTTTTGCCAAACTCAGTTATGCGGTTTTGCACCACAGAGTTGAAGATTAACCCCATCACTCGTTACATGGCATCGATTGGGCATGATGAATTTCAAACAATGGCAGGGATTCGGGCTGATGAACCACGCAGGGTTGCCAAGCTCAGGGAAACCTTACACGCACCCTTGTCGATTGCAGGGGTCAACCAAGCCGATGTACAGGCTTTTTGGGCATCAAACAGCTTTGACCTTGGGATTGAGTTTCGAGACAAGGTGACACCCCTTGGAAACTGCGATTTATGCTTTATGAAGGGCGCATACCAAATTATGAGCATCATTCAACAAGAACCAAGTCGAGCCATTTGGTGGGCAGAGCAAGAAAAGAAAATAGGCGGCAGGTTTTCCAAAGACAGACCTGACTACACCCAGATGATGAATTTTGGAAAGAATCAATCCGATATGTTTAACCAAGAAGAAGAAACAATCGCTTGTTTCTGCGGAGATTAAATGACAATCTGGATCGGGCTTGACCCTGGCAGCATTAGTGGCGCAGTTGGTGCATTAGATGCAAATGGCGATTATTTAGACTCTTTTATGATTGAGCATAAAGATAAGAATATATTGCCCCTCGTATTCAAAAACATGATATTGCGTTGCATTGACCCAAGGGAGGGCGCAGAGATTTGCATGGAATCAGTGCATTCAATGCCAGGGCAAGGGGTTGCCAGCAGTTTTCAGTTTGGCAGGGCAGTTGGTGTTATCTCAGCCGTTGCTGAATTAACAAATTACCCTTTCCACTTGGTAACGCCTCAGAAATGGAAAAAGTATTTTCACTTGACAAGCGATAAAAACGAAAGCCTAGACTTAGCCCGATCATTTTGGCCTGAAGCAAAACTGACCCGCAAAAAAGATGGAAACAGGGCGGAGGCACTTTTAATTGCACTATATTGGCGTGAGCAGATTAATGGCAAACAAGATAAACCCAAACCGAACCCAAACGGACTTTAAACTAGATTTAAGCCCCGAACAAAGGGCAATTCTGGAATTGATCGGCGGCGGTAACATGACGCAAGGATTGAAGGTTGCTATCGACCAAGCGGGCCACTTCTTCAACTGTGGGCTTGACCCTGAAATGAACCTAAATTATGTGGGTTTGGTTACCACACTGCCAAACCAGGATGATGATTGACCACAAAAGGGCTTGCCAAAGGGCTTAAAACGGCGTTTAAGAGGCTTTTCTTGGTCAACCCAATGCACCCTACATGGCTGGGCTTGCAAGGGCTTAAAACAGGCAAAGAAAAACCCGCACTTGGCGGGTCGTAGTTAGTGGTTAATAACTTTTAAATTGTCGGAACCCAATAATCCCCCTCTGGCCCACTCACAATTCGATCATGGAAACCGAGCCACAATTCAGCCTCAATAATATCGCCCATTAGCCACCAGCCCACACTTTGAGAATTTGGCATAACCCCATAAATGTGGACTAAATCATTTCGATCAATTCGATAATTTCTTTTACCATACTTTGTGCGTAACGCATTACGCAATTTTGCGCGTGATATTGTTTCCATTTTAAGCCTTTCAGAATTGAATATAAGGGTAATCATTCATATATTTTTGTCTCAATGGGCTGCTTTCGTCTGGATAGCCATTTTGAGACAAATAATCGGCGGCTTCTTTTGCCCTTTGTTTTGTTTGATAGTGCCCAAAATAAATGTAAGCATTGTTTTTCAGGAAATAGGCTTTCCAGCCATAATCGGTTTTTTCATATCTAAATTTCATATAATCCTTTCAAATTAAATCATCTAAAATTGAATACAAAACATGAGCAGGTAAACCAGTGATTTCTAATAAATCAGCCCAGGTTAACTCGCCAGATTCAAACAGATCACGCATTTTTTGTTCACTCATTTCAAAGCCTTTCATTTTTTGCGGGTTAGGATGCGTAGGATTAGTGCAAGGGTGGCATAAATCATTGCAAGCCTTTAAAAGTCACGATAAACAAAACCGCCTTCAACTTCACCAATTAAAGCGCCATTTTCTTCAAGGCATTTTTTAACTTCTTCTATTTTTTCATCATCTGTTTCACATTCAGATAAATCAAAATCATAATCTTCTGCGATGCTTTGCCAATCGCTTTCTGAAAAGTCACAGCAAATTGCAATTACATCTAATTCAATTTCAGCGCCACAGTCTTGCTCATATTGTTCAAGATAGTCCCAAAGGATGCCCAGCCCTTCAAGTGAGAAATTGCTAGGGCGCAAACGCTGGAAGGCATCTTGGAATTGAGAAAAGCCTACAGTTTGTTTCATGTAACACCTATTAAAAAGCCCTGGAAAAGCCCAGGCCACAAACCCCTATGAAAAGGGTTTGCAGTCTGTGGTTTTATCGGTTTAATTGGTACATGGTGTAACCAATGGTGATAACCATCGTTCCATGATCGATAAGGGTTTTAATCCATGATTGATCGTGAGAATCCCACAAAGGGGAATCAATGGGCAGGGTTTTAACTGGTTTCCAGCCATCAGCCTGGGTTTTATGGTGCATGGTAATGGTGTACATGATTTAAGCCTTTCAGTATGTCCAAAGAATGAAAGCCAAGGCCATGAAAGCCAAGGCAGAACCGATAACAACGATTTTGTCTGTTGGGTGCATGATGTAACGCCTATTGAGTGAATGATTGTTGAATGATAGGGGTAAAAAGCCCCCATGCAATTAGGATAAACCCTTATTGTCCCGCCTTTAGAATTTTGTCGGCGGTGCTAAAGATTTTCTGTGCTGACTTTTCGCTAATCTCACAATCTCGTAACCAGTGCTGGATGTAACCCCTAGACTCTTCAAGTCCAGGCAAACCAAGGATTGAGCAAAGGATATAGGCCACCGACTCTGCTTCAACTTCTTTTATATCCTTGGGAGTCCTTTCGTTATCGGTCATGGTGAATTCCTGAGTATGACCTAAAACAATGTGCGCCATTTCATGAAACCTTGTTTTATGTGGCAAAGCAGCAACTGGATTAAGCGCAAAGGTTTGACCACTTGCATATCCTTGGCAGTTGCCATCAATCATGGTGAATGGTGTTTCACTGATTGACAGGGCTTGCAAAGCCTTGGCAGAGTCCCACAATGCGGTTTTGACTTCATGGGCAAAGTCGGCACCCTCAGTCTGTGACAAAACAAACCAGTTGTTTTTGAATACAAAACGATTGAATGTGAATTCCTCTTTTTGTCCGGTGGCTTTGTTGTCCTTTTCACCCTTCAAGGTGACAGGCATACAGAGTGCCAAGGCTTTTTGCCCCTTGGTGACGCATCGACCTTTTTCCTGCCAACCTTTGAAGGTGGAGATCGGCCCCACTTCAATGCCACGCGCCACGCATTGGGACATGGCCGCCATTTGGTTACCGACTGAGTAATTGTGAAATGCTTGGTAAGCCTTGGAGAGAATCCCGGGCTTGTTGACTGCTTCAGATAAAAGGGAGGAAAAGTCCATGATGTTTACGCCTATTGAATGTTGATGGAGTCACTGGTTTTCGTTTCCAGTGATGTAAATATAACGCCATCAACCAAGGTTTGATATAGGGATAAACCCTAGGTTCCCCCATTATTTATCTAGGTGCTTACCCTATGAACCATAATGTATTAAGATAACAATCTATGTTCTTGTATAGTGTATACAATCCAGTATGCAGTTGTGTGTGCAATCAAGTACCCCGAAAATGGTGCTTAGTGAGTACTCACTTACATTATGCAATCCTTGCATAGTTTGCAACCACTAACTTAATCATGTTAGCAGGTACTCACTTACTTATAAGTTAGCGTGTACTCACTAACATCTAAGTTAGCCAGCACTTACTTAGCCTTTAGTTAGTGTGTGCTTACTTCGTAGGGGGGGAGGGGGTGTGTGTGGTGTGAGAGATTTTGTGGTGCCCCCCATCCACAAGAAAAGCCAAATTAGGATTACCTACAAAAATGACTAGCTTTTGTTGGGAAGGAAGTGGGTGTACAGACATTAAGAAGTACAGACGATAGCCATTACCCGTATAGGGTGGTACTTCTTAAAGAAGTGAGCCTCTTGTTTATACGCTTATGCGTGAACTTGCGTTCCTAGGCGACAACTGTTGTTTGTCAGACAACCTTTGTACAAGCTACTTTGCCCCGTTCAGGTAGTCCCTGGCGCT